ATCAATTAATAAACGTTGTGGCTACTCAAACAATAACAGCAGCAACTCAAGATATAGATGCTACAACCGGTACAATTGATTATAATACTGGATCTATTGATGTTGTTTCTGGTAATATTACTGATACAACCGTAACATTAAATTCACATCTACATAAAGTTGACGATGATGATACAGGTGGTACAAAAGTTGATTCTGATCCACCAACAGGAGGTACATAATAAATGGCATGCGGTCCAGGGGCAGGCTTAACTGCGTTAAAAGATAAAGCGGCAGGTCTTAAAGACACCCTTAATGGGTTAACGTCAGGTGCTTCAGGTTTATTTGATAATATTAATAGTCTGGGAGGTACTCTAGACAGTAAATTATCCGAACTTGGTGGTAGCTTAAAAGAGATGTTACCTAAAATAGAATTACCATCATTACCAGAACTACCTGATTTAAAATTACCCGAATTAAAATTACCTGAACTTAGTCTGCAAGGAGAGATTAAATCCGTACTTAATAAATTAAAAAGTAATAACCCTTTAGATAAAGCAGCAGCATTAAAAAATTTAGAATCATTAAAAGATAAATTTCCAGATGTTAATTTAGATGCATTGAAAAGTGATATATTAAACGGTAAAATCGATTTAGACAATTTATGTAAACTAGTACCTAATATTGAAAAGGTTGATGGTAAGTTAATTGAAAAAGGCATACCTGCAACCGCACCTGAAATAGATGCATTAAAACTTCCAGATCCAGCTACACTAATAAGTGCAGATGCAGTACAAGAGACTGCTGCAAAATTACAAGCATCGATCAATCAACAAAAATCGTTTGAGCAATTAAAGAACATCCAAATAGATGTTAATAATTTAACAGATGATGTAGATAAGATTACATCTAAGTTAGATTTCCCAATTACATTCTAGAATGGTAGATAAATAAAGATATGGCTAGAAATACTTTAACAATACATTCAGATATAAGATCAGATCTCGCTGTTAATCCAGCTACTGATGATTTATTATTGTTAACTAATGAAAATGCTGTAGAACAATCTATAAAAAATTTATTACAAACTGATTTCTATGAAAGACCTTTTCAACCAACACTTGGTTCAAATATAAGGTCTTTATTATTTGAATTAGATACACCTCAAACAGCATATAACTTAAAAGAAGCTATAATTAAAACAATTGAAAATTTTGAACCAAGATGTCAATTAATAGACGTTATAATTGAATCTGATCCAGATAGAAATGCATACAATTGTTATATAACTTATAATATAATAGGAGATCAAGGCGAATTCACGACCGAGTTCGTACTAAGTAGGATACGATAATGGCAGCAAATTCAGCAACATCAGTAGTTAGTTTAGATTTTACTACTATAAAGGATAATTTAATTAATTATTTAAGAAGTAATTCCAGTATTAAAGATTATGACTATGAAGGGTCAAATATTAATACTGTATTAGATGTACTATCATACAATACTTATTTAAATAATTTTTATATTAATATGCTAGCAAACGAAATGTTTCTAGATACAGCACAAATAAAAGATAGTATAATTTCTCATGCAAAAGAATTAAATTATGTTCCCCGATCAGTACAATCTTCTAAAGCTATAGTTAATGTAAAAGTAATTCCTACAGACAGCCCTGGATCAATAACCTTAAATAAATGGACAAAATTTTCAACATCTATTGATGGTGTTACTAAAACTTTTTCAGTTCAAGACGATACAATAATTAGACCTTCAACTAATGCAACAGGTGGTGTAGAATATATTGCATCTAATGTCGAATTATACGAAGGGTTAATAGTAGAAGAATTCTTTGCTGTTGATACTGCTAACAATTTTATAGCAGAAATTACTAACAATAATGTTGATACTAGACATTTAACTGTAACAGTAAGAGCTTCTAACACATCATCAGTTAGAACTTTATGGTCTAAAGCTGATACATTATTTGGTTTAAGCGCATCTTCAAATAGTTATTTCTTAGAACCAGCTAAAGATGATAAATTCAGAATTACTTTCGGTGATGGTGTATTTGGTAAAAAGCCTTCTGTTGGTAATATTATAGAAATTAAATATAGAGCTGCAACTGGGGCTAATGGTAATAACGGTAAAGTATTCACATCAAGTGAATCTATAGGTGGGTACTCAAACGTAATAGTAACAACAGTAGCTAATTCAGCAGGCGGTGCAGCAGCTGAATCAGTTGAAGATATTAAATTTAATGCACCGAGAGCATTCCAAGTTCAAGAGAGAGCTGTTACTGCAAATGATTATAAAATATTAGCTCAAAAAGAGTATCCAAATATTCAAAATGTTTTAGCATTTGGTGGGGAAGAATTATCACCACCTAAATTTGGTAAAGTGGTATTAGCTGTTGATTTAGTTGATTCAGATGGTGTACCAGAAACTTTAAAATCATCATTAAGCAGTTTCTTTAAGAAAAGAACACCTGTTGGTATTGATGTAGAAGTTATAACACCTGAATTTGTTTATATTGAAATTACAGGTAAAGTATCATATAATATAGCTTTAACAACCCAAGCTATATCTTCTATTAGAACAAAATCTATAAACGCTTTAACAGCATGGGCTAATAATAATATTAATGGGTTTGATGTTGTTTATAGGAATTCAAAAGCAACAGCCGCTGTTGATGCAGCAGATAATAGTATTATATCATCACAATTAGAAAAAAGAATATTTAAAAAATTCACACCTTCTAGTAGTTTAGCTGCATCTTATAATATTGAGTTTAATAATGCCTTAAAAGCAGATGATATTTTTACTAGTATCACAACTAAAGCTTTATATAAACCAGCAATTGAATCATCACAGTTTACATATTCAACATCGACAAATGCATTTTTAATTGATGATGGTGCTGGTAAACTTAGAATTGTTAGATTAGATAATCAAAATAATTTTGTTACATTATTGTCTGATGCTGGTACTGTGAATTATGCGACTGGATTAGTGGAAATTAATTCATTATTAATACCTTCATTTGTCGGTGGTACATTTAATGTGTATGCAAGAGTGGATAATAATGATATTAAAACTAAAAAGCAATCTATTTTACAGTTAAATGCAGAAAATATAACAATAGACGTATTACAAGAGAGAATATAATAAATGGCACATGTGGTACCAGAACATATTTCTAATTTCGTAGAAGATCATTTTCCGGAAATTTTTAAAGAAAATAATTCTGAAATTGTTCAATTTATTTTAGCATATTATGAATGGTTAGAACAATCTGGACAAACCACAAAAGTACTTAGAGATTTACACGAAAATAGAGATATTGATTCTACAGTATCAGATTTTTTAATTCACTTTAGAAAGACCTTTTTACAGGGCACACAATTACAAACAACTTCAGATGAAAGATTTATGCTTAAGCATATTAGTGATTTATATCAATCTAAAGGTTCGATTAGATCAATTGAAATGCTTATTAAATTATTATATGGTGAAGAAGTAGATGTAACATTACCGAGTGAAAGAGTAATAATACCTTCTGAAAGTAGATGGTATAAACCAACATATTTAGAAGTATCACCATCAGATAGAACAAAAGGATTTATAGGTAAACAGATAACTGGTTCTGCTTCAGGTGCATCAGCATTTGTTGAATCAGTTATAACAAAGGTCATAAAAGGAAAAATAATAACAGTATTATTTTTATCCGGAAAAGTAGGTAATTTTGAAACTGGTGAATTTATAACAGATGATGGTTTATTAGATGATGCACCTCAAATGGTGGGATCATTGTCAAGTATTTCAGTCGTAAATGGTGGTAGAAATTTTGCTATCGGAGATGAATTTGATGTAATTTCTGATGGTGGTGTAGGAGGCGAAGGTAAAGCTAAAATTACTTCTGTAATTGATGCTACTGGTAGAGTTGATTATAATTTAGCTAATGGTGGTTATGGTTATACAGTTTCTAATACTTATACAAGATCATTATCATCAAATGCAACATTAGTAATTAATAATATAACTAATACAGATGCAAATGTAGATAATTTTTTCTTATTTGAAAACGTTTCTCAACCTTTAGCAGAAGTAACATGGACATCTGGTAATGCAGATTTTATATCTTATGCTAATACTTCTGGTAATAAAATTCAAGGTGCTAATACAACAGGTAATATAGTAGCAAATGGTTATTGGGTCGCAACTGGCTCAGGTAATACTATAACTATTATAACCCATGAAGGTAATTTTGCTGATGCAGATTATCTTTATTCAGCTAATGCAGCAACTAATGTTGCAATCGATACAGTTTCAAATACAACAGCCATAGGAGAATATATTGGTGGTAATACAACTATAGCGGGTATTAATGCTAATAATAAGCCATTTTATAAAGGTGATTATACATTCTTAGTTGGCGGTTCAAGCAATACTTATGCTAATGTAGCTAATGTAGGTTCTGGTGTTGGAGGTGACTTTGAAGTTGGTACTCTAGGGTCATCGGAAGTGCTCACATTATTTACAGATATTATTGGTGCAAATAACACAGCAGAAGATGACAAACCATACAGTAATGTTATTATAAACGGAGCTAATTCAGGTATTGGTTTTGTTGATTCTATTACTATTGATACTGGTATAACAATAGACAGTGTAGCTAATTCAGGTGCACCATTTGCAGCTAATGGTGATTTTTCAGTTGGTGATTATATATTTGAATGTAATTTAGTAGTTAATAGTGTTGTGGTTACTAATGCTGGATCAGGCTATGTTAATTCTGATACAGTTGTATTTACAGGTTCAGCAGCAACTAATGCAGTAGCAAATGTTGTAACAGATGGTAGTGGTGGTATTCAAGGAATTGAAATAAGTAATAATGGTATTGATTATGAATTAGTACCAGCAATAACTATTACCACATCAACAGGCTCTGGGGCTACTTTAGTAGCTAAAATGAAAGCGTCAGGTAATTCAATTGGTGCTGTTGGTACAATTAAAACAGTAACCAACTCAACTCATATAGTTGTAAGAAATGTTTCTAATGGTTCGTTTACAAATGGAAGAACAATTACTAATGAAGGTGTTAATGCATTTGCAAATGTTTCAAGTGCTAGCTTATTAGCCGGTTCTGGTTATGTTAATTCAGATACAGTTTCTATTTCAGGTGGTAATCCAAACGTTTCAGCTACAGCATCTTTTAGTGCTAATAGTTCAAATTCTGGTTCAGTAGATTCAATAACAATTATTGAACCAGGTACAGAATATTTAAGTAATGCATCAGTATCAATAAGCACATCAACAGGGACTGGAGCGTCTATATCAGTTAATATGGATTTTGGATACGGATTACCTAAATCAGGTCAAGCTGATTTAACTACTATACTATATAATGCATTAACATTTTCTAATTTCACAATCGGTACTATTGAATCTTTAAACGGTATTAATCCGGGTTCTGGTTATAATTTAGATCCAGTAACATTAGTGCATAATCCATACGTTGCAGGATTTAATAGAAGAGATTTAATTTGCGTAATAGATAATAGAACAGGTTCATTTAATACTGGAGAAAATCTAACACAAACTCTATCTTTACCAGGCTTTTTAGTTCAGCATAGTAACAGTACATCAAATGGTATTACGTTAAATGCTAACTCAGACGCAATTACGATTGGTGAAGGTGTAGTTCAACTAACAACAAATGCATCTGGTGTGGTTGAATCTTCAAATAGCACACATATTAAAATATCTAATCCAGTGGGTACATTTACAGATGCATACACAATACAAACCCAAACATCTGGAGCTAATGTCGTACCATTAACATCTGGAGTTACTCAAAATACAGTTTCAGCAATTGCAACCGGTAGATATAAATCAATAAGCACAGTAAATGGTATTGAACAAATTAAAATAAGAAGATTAAATTTTGGTCAATCGTTTGTAGCGAATGCAACTTTAACCGGAGCTTCTTCTGGTGCAACTGCTAATGTAGTTTATGCTTATCAAGATGATGAGACGCTACCAATTGGATTAAACGCAGTGGTTAATGCAACTGTTATAACTGCTAATGGTGTTGCTCAAACTATAGAAATTACTAATTCTGGTTATGGTTATGAAGATGGTGATACAGTACAATTATCAGCTGCCAACTCAGCGTTTATTGTTACTGGTACAGCTAACGTGTTAACACAAGGGGTTGGAGCTGGTTATTGGAGAGATAGAGTCTCTTTTGCAAGTGATGTAAATAAAATACATGATAATGATTATTACCAAGAATACTCATATGTTGTTAAAACTGGTATCGCGTTAGCTAAATATGAAGATCAATTAAAAGAAATTTTACACGTAGCAGGTACAAAATTATTTGGTGAAGTAATTAAAGTTAGAGTGTCTGATACATTAGAATTAAGCTCAACAGGAGTTACAGTAAGTACAAGTTAATATGGCACACAATTATATATCTTACAATTTTAAAGTTTCAAGCGCAGTTCAATTTAAAGAATCTTTAACTGAACCTGCTAATACATTATTATATCTTTATTACGGTAATCATTTACCATTTGCTGATGATAATGATCCACCGGATTTTGAAGAATCAGTAGATAATATTCATTATAAAACTTATCGTAATATGATAGGTGGTAAACAAGTTACAGATAGCGACGTAGTCCATATGGTTAAAAGAACTGATTGGGCTAATAATACATTATATACTATGTACTCAGATACAGCAATTCATTTGGACGACGAAAACTTTTTTGTTGTAGTTGAGGAAGGAAGTTCATATAATATATTTAAATGCCTTGATAATAATTACGGGGCAAATTCAACACAACAACCTTCGTTGACAGAAACGTCAGCGAATGATACAGTTTATATTACCACGTCTGATGGGTATCAATGGAAATATATGTATACCATTCCAACAGCTACGTGGGACAAGTTTGCTACAGCCGATTATATTCCGGTTGTAGCGAATAACGATGTTGTTAACAATGCTATCGACGGATCAATCCAAGTAATAAAAGTTACCGATGGTGGTAATAGCTACGCAGGTTATGCAGAAGGCTTTGTATCCGAGTTTGCAGTGGCAGGAGATTCTAAATTAATATCTCTAAATGGTGCTCAAGAAACTATAGTCAATATCAGTGATACAACAGGTTATGTTAAAGAAGAAGTTGAGACTAAATTTGTAGAAAGTCTTAGAATATTAGATGGTGGAGCTGGATTCACAACATCAGATACATTAACAATATCTGGTCCAGCAACTTTAAATGCAACTGCTAATATAACATCAGTTAATGCTAATGGAGCTATAACTGGTGTTAATATAATAACTAAAGGTAAATCATATACTGGTACACCCACGGTTACTATTACAGGTGCGTCTAATACAGCAGCTGCTAATATTCTAGCATCATTAGGATCATCAAATGGTGTTATAATAGATTCTAATAGTACTCATTTAACTATATCATCTGTTCAAGGAGTTTTTACAACTAGTGATGAAATAAGAGGTGTTACATCAAACACTTATGCTAATATAGTATCATTAACAAGAACAGGAGATGGTTTATCATCTAACACAGATTTTTATAAAGGATCATCTTTTTATATTGAATCAGGAACAGGTGCTGGTCAATTAGGTGTTATTGATGAATATATAGTTACCGCAAATGAAAAAAGAGTATTATTATCTAGTGCTTTTTCTACTAATTTAGCATCTGATTCAAAATGGAGTATCGGACCTCAAGTAATTATAACTGGTGATGGTAGTGGTGCTCAAGCAAGAGCTAAAATTAATAGTACGTTAAATGCTAACGTTGTTGCAAATGTTGAAATGATTAATGTAGGTTCTGATTATACCTATGCTAATGTGACTATACAAGGTAATACAGGTTTTGTGACTAATGCAGTTTCTAATAGTTACGTGACTAATACAGCGATAGCTATTGCAGTAATATCCCCTCCAGGAGGACACGGATCAAACACATTAACAGAATTGTTTGGTAATAAAATAGGTGTATCTGTTTCAATAGCTAATACAGAATCTGGAAAATTATCAAGTGAAAATGATTTTAGAGAAGTGGGTATTATTAAAGACCCATTATTTGCAAATGGTACTTTAACATTTTCAGCTAACTCTGCAGCTATTAGTTCAGGATTAACTGTAACAGGTTCAAATTCAAATGCAACAGCTACGGTTGTTTCTGTTGCGAGTAATGATATTGAAGTAAAAGATATAAGAGGCTTTTTCTTAGCTAATGATACAATATCATTTACTGGTGGTAATGCTACTTTAAGTGCAGTTACCCAACCAACAACCACATTTAGACAAACACACAAATATACAGCTAATGTATCTTATGCAGGTACATTAGGTAACGGGTTAATAGAAGATGAAAAAGTAACTCAAGGCGAATCATTAGCATCTGGATATGTTTTATCAACTCCAGGTGCCTCTGACGGTAGTGTTGAATTAACTGATGTTAGAAATGTTTTCTTACTATCAGATGTCTCTGGGGGTGATAAATATTTTACAGGAGCAAATAGTGCTGCACAAATGAAAATAACTAGTGTTTCATTACCTGAAATTAAATCAGGTTCAGGTGAGATATTATATAAAGAAAACTTATCACCTATTGAAAGAGCTAATAATCAAACTGAAACTTTTAAACTAGTATTAACATTTTAGGATAACTTATGAGTTTAAATACCAATTTTAATGTAAGTCCATATTACGACGATTATGATGAAAATAAAAAATTTCATCGTATTTTATTTAAACCTGCAGTAGCTTTACAAGCAAGAGAGCTCACACAGCTTCAAACAATTTTACAAAAACAGGTTGAAAGATTTGGTAATAATATTTACAAAGAAGGTACTATTATTGAAGGATGTTCTATTCAATTAGATCAAAATTATGATTTTATTAAAATTGGAGATTTACAAACAAACGGACAGCCAGTTGCTCCATCTACCTATAAAGGGTTGTATGCTAAAGGTGCGGTTTCAAATGTAACTGCTATTATTCAAGAATATGCAGATGGTTTAGTATCTCAAGATCCTAATTTAACCACTCTTTATATTGATTATTTAACAACTGGTGCAAGCGGTGACAAAGTATTTAATACTTCTGAGAATATAGAAATATATCCTAACACAGATTTTACTACTGCTTCATATACTGTTACAGTTGCAGGCGCACAAGTTTCAGATGCTAATACCTGTGTTGGTAAAGGTTATGCTGTAAATGTTTCAGATGGTATAATTTATTCAAAAGGACATTTTTTACTAGTTTCATCTAATACAGTAGTAGCATCAAAATATTCTAACACACCTGATAACGTTTCAATTGGCTTTGACGTAACAGAATCAATTATAGCATCAACTTCAGACACATCATTACTTGATAATGCATCTGGTTATAATAATGAAAATGCTCCGGGTGCTGATAGATTAAAATTAGACCCATACTTAGTAGCTATTCCTACTCAAGATGCAAGATCAAATGGAAACTTTTTATCTATTATGGATTTCCAAAATGGTTTACCTATTGCTAAAAAGTTAACAACACAATTTAATGTCATTAACGATGAAATGGCAAGACGAACATTTGAAGAGTCTGGTAATTATACTATAAAAGTAAATGAATTACAAGCAGAGGCTATAGCAGCAAATACAACCCATTTTAATATAATGGTTGGGCCAGGGTTGCATTATGTTAATGGTAATAGATCAGAACAATTTAATACTACAAGATTACCAGTTCAAAAAGCAACTGCTTTTGCTAATAGTGCTGATGAAACAATAACACAAAATTTAGGTAATTATTTAATAGTAGATGAACTAGTTGGTACATTTAGTTCTAATACAGTTTCAGAAGTATCATTAAGAAATACTGCTGGTACTTCTGCTACTGATGGTGATAACTTATCTGTAGCCCCTGGAACAGAAATTGGTAAAGCTCATGTTAGAGGATTTGAATATCATGATGGTGTACCAGGACAATCATCAGCTCAATACAAATTATATTTATTTAATATAAGAATGAATGCTGGTAAAGCATTTAGAAATGTTAAAGCAGTACATATTTCAGGACAGGGTACTGGTGATGCAGTATTAGAAAATAGTAGAGCAGTATTAAAAGAAAACCCTCTATTAACTGGACTATTCCAGTTTCCTAGACCAGCAATTAAGTCAACTTCATCAACAGACTTTATTTTTAGAACACAACAAGAAGTAACAGCAGCAAATAATGATCATATTTCTGTTTCATCAGTAACTGGAGTATTTCCATATTCTGGTTCTCTATCTAATTCACAGAAAAGAGAATTTATTATTGTACCAACTTTAGGTGGTGCTTCACACGGTGGCTTAGCTAATAACGTACCGGTTGATACAGATTTAGTTACTATAACAGTTTCTAGTGGTACAGCAACTATTGATTTATCTGGAGCTTTATCATCAAATTTATCTTCTGGTGTATCAGCATTTAGAGTTGTTCATAATGAGAAAAAAGCTAACGTAACACCAATTAAGAAAACTAAAAAGACTGTTTATGTTAAAATAGATTGCTCTAATAATGCAGGTGGTATAGTCGGTCCTTATTCATTAGGTATGCCTGATGTTATATCTGTTGATGCAGTATATCAAGGTAATCAATCATATGCAAATACTAATACAGATAATAAATCTGGATTCCAATTAGAGATAAATGCTGAAGATACACACTATGGACTAAGCCAATTAAGTTTAAAAACATCTACAACTTTAGTGGCTAATGATAGGCTATTAGTTAAAATGTCAGTACTACAAGCAGATGATCCTTCAGACGGTAAAGGTTTCTATACAGTATCAAGTTATTATCAATCAAATGGTGTTGATTTATTAGAACCTCAAGATATACCAGTATACGAATCACCAAGTGGTTATATTGCAGATTTAAGAAACGCATATGATATTAGACCACAGGTTGCTAATACCGCTGCTTTTTCAACCACAGAAGCTGGAGCTACTATTAACCCAAGCAACATCGAATCATTTGGATCAATAGAACACTTTTTAGCAGCTCCTAATAAACAATTTACAACTGATTATGAATACTATCTAGGTAGAATTGATAAGCTTGCAATTAATGAACAAGGGTATTTAACAACTAAAAGAGGTACTCCAGGTTCTAAACCTTTACCACCTCAAGATATACCTAATTCATTAAACATTGGTACAATAGTAATACCACCTTACCCATCTTTAACATCAAAAGAAACAAGAACAACTTCAAGACGAAATGAATCCATAACTATAACACCAGAAAATACAAGACGTTATACTATGGCAGAAATTGCTAAACTTGATAAAAGATTAAAAAATATAGAATATTATACCACATTATCTCAGTTAGAACAAAAAACACAAAATATGGCTATTACTGATGCTAATGGTAATGATAGATTTAAAAATGGTATATTAGTTGATCCAGCAACAGACTTTAAATCAGCTGATGTTAATAATAGAGAGTTTTCTATTGGTATTGACCCAACAGCTACAGAATTTATTCCAAGATTTAAACAAGAAGGTATTGATTTAATAGTAGCAAATACAAATAATGTTATTGAATTAGACGGTGCTTATACTTTATCAGCAACAGAATCATTAATTATTGATCAAGGTGTTGCTACAAATCATAGACCTTGTACAGAATCATATTATAAGTTTATAGGTAAAATAAAACTTAATCCAACATATGATTCAGGGTATGATGAAACCGTTGTTGGCACAAAAGATGTATTTGTAGATACCTCTACTGGTATGAATGATCTTTTAGATAATTTAAATGAACTTTATCCATTAACTAGAACAAATATAGAAAAAATTGGTACATCTACAGACGTACAATCTGAAGTAGACGTAACTTCAGACACTAACGTTAATAACTATGGTTATTGGGGATGGAAAGGATATAACGCATATAATTATTATACACATAAAGGTTATAACGGCTATTATGGTAACTATTATGGCGACTGGTGGGGTGGCTGGTATGGTGGCTCACTTTCTAAGACAACTGAAACTGCTATTACAACAACCACAACAACAACTACAGACACATATTTAAAAACAACACAACAGTTATCAATGGGGTATGAACAATCTACTTCTTCAGTTGGAGATTTCGTCACTGATGTTTCGTTCTCTCCATTTATGAGACCAAAAAGAGTTAGAATAATTGCTTATGGGTTGAGACCAGATACACGGCATTATTTCTTTTTTGATAATACTGATATCAATGCTAATGTTGCACCAGGTACAGCTGATAGTGTAACATCATCAGGTGGTCAATCATTACTATTAAATCCTAAAAATGTTCAAAGAGGGGGTGATTATGGTGATGCAATTTCTTCTGATGGTTATGGTGTATTACAAGCAATATTTGATTTACCTAAAGAGACATTCTTAGTTGGTGATAGAAAACTAGTAGTAGCTGATGTAAGTTCATTATCTGATTTAGAAGATTCAACTTCAACAGCGTCTGCTAATTATAACGCATATAATTATAGTGTTGAAAAAGAAAATGTTACACTAACTACTAGACAGCCTACATTTGATTTCAATACAACTAAGGACACTTACAAAGAACAAACAATTGACGTAGATTCAACCATAAATATTACTAATACTTATGCTTGGAACTATTATTGGAATAATACTTACCATAACTATATTAATACAGATTCAATAGGTGCAGGTCAAGATAGCAGTAATAATCAATACTATCCTTATACTAATAATGATATTACCGTTGTTACAACTAATGCAAATACAACAACTGGTACCGGGTCTAAAGCAGAGTCAGCTATTACCGGTGGCGGTGGTGGAAGATCTAGAGAAGCTTACGTTGGTAGAGAATACTTAAAATAGGAGAATAAATGAGTGCTACAAATAAATGGTATAATAAAAGTAGTTTAAATGATGATCCAATAGCGCAAACTTTTAGAATATTACCAGAGCATTGCCCTGATTCAGATGGGTTATATATATCATCTGTTGATTTATTCTTTCAAGGTAAAGATTCTAAATATGGGATTAATGTTGATATTAGAGAAGTTCAAAATGGATATCCTACTAGAAAGGTTTTAGAATTTAGTAAAGTACATTTATTATCTAAAAATGTTAAAACATCTAGTGACGCTACTGTACCTACAAGAGTAATATTTTCAGGTCCAGTATTTTTAAAAGTTGGCTCACAATATGCATTATCAATTAAACCAGATGCAGGCTCACCAGATTATAGAATTTGGTATTCTTTAAAAGGTGAGAATGAAATAGGTAGTGGAGCTCCAGTTAATTCAACTTGGGGTGATGGTGTATTATTTGTTTCAGCTTCTGACACATGGGAACCTAAACTTGATTCAGATCTTAAATTTAGAATGTATAAAGCAATATACAATGCTAAAAAAACTGGTACAGTTACATTAACTAATAGGGATTTAGAATTTTTTACTATTAATAATATATCAGGTACATTTAGAAATGATGAAGAGGTTTATAAAGTACCTTCATCGTTTGCAACTGGTAATGTAGCAGTAACAAAAGGTAGCTCAACAATTACAGGCACATCTACAACATTTACATCTGATTATGCTGTTGGTGATACAGTTGTTTTTAGAGAAACTGCAAATACAGATAACAGTGATGTATTGATAGTTAAATCAATTGAAAGTGACACATCGTTAACCACATTAGGTAAACCTAGAACATCTTTTTCTATTGGTCGTGCAGCTAAAACACCAAGAGGTAGAGTACAAAGATTATATTCAAACAGCACAGTAACTCAAATTACACTTAAAGATTCATCGGCTGCAAATGGTTCTTATTTCGCTAATAGTGATACCATTAAAGGTACTATTTCAACAGCAAGTGCAGATATTACAACTGTTGATAACAGGGTAATAAACAGTTATCAACCATTTTTATATAGAACAGAGCCTTCTGGTACAACTATAGTAAGTAACATGACAATATCTAATTCAACTGCTTTAAATACAACATCTACTGGTCAAATTGTATATGGTATTCAAAATAAACTTACTGGATCAGAGTCAGCCGTATATAGTAAATCAAACGAAGTTGTTGCAGGTGGTAATAAATCATTAGTTATAACCAATACATTAAAAACAACAAATGAGAGTGTTTCACCTATTTTTGATGCTGAAATAAGTATAGTTCAAGGGTATGAAAACTTAATTAATAATGATATATCTAATGAAAGATTATTTGGAAAAGGTGCAGCTAAATCAAAATACTTATCAAAAACGGTTCAATTAGCATCAGGGTTAGATGCAGAAGATTTAAATGTTTATGTATCTTCTTATAAACCTGCTAACACAGACATAAAAGTTTATGCAATGGTTACAGCATCAGATGATCCAGATAAAATTATAGATAAACAATGGACATTATTAACAGAGCCTGCAGAGCAAAACGAACTGTTTAGTTCTTTAGATAATGCAAATGATATTAGAGAATTTAAATATTCAATTCCAGATATTCCAACTATTAATAGTTCTAATCAACAAACTGGTACAGCAAACACCACATCATCAAGCACAACAGTTGCTATTGCATCTGCAAGTTCATATTATAGTGCTGGTGATTTAATTATAGTAACTAATGGTATAAAATCTAATTATGTATTAGGAAGAGTAGCATCAGCTAATACTACAGCTGTTGTACTTGATACTGCATCTGATAAAACATTGCAAGATGCATTACATTATAAAGTTAATACAGATGAAAAACAATCAGCATTTAAATATCCACAATCTGATGGGTCATTTAAGTTAAGATATTTTGATTCATCAGGAAGAGAGCATGAAACGTTTGCATTATTCCAAGTTAAAATAGTTATGACATCAGAACAGACTAATAGAGTGCCTAGAGTGGCAGATATGAGAGCTATTGCATTGAGTGCATAATATGAAAAATGTAACAAAAACAGACATTCCTTTTTTAGTTAGAGATAATATGTCTGGTGCGGTGCTAAATACTAATATACAAGCATTAGAGGCATATAAAGCTAGAAAAGCTAAATTAAACGCAAGAATGTCTCGTATTGATCAGCTTGAAATGGATGTAATACAAATTAAAGCAGATTTAAAATTATGTGCTGATAATGATAAAGAAATAAAAGACATGTTAGCACAATTATTAGGAAAATTTAATGGCTGAAAGAAGATACAAGTCCGCTAACGTAGCTACACAAACCGATACATTTGGTGCATGGGTAGAAAGAACTAATCAGTTAGTTTATGATATGTCAGAGATTGTTGTCACTGCACAACAAAATACGATTGGTGGTGCAACTTCTGGTAACGTTGTTATTACATCAAATGTTTATAATGAAGACACCCAAGCTTGGGTTAATTCAACTGGTGGTATAATTCAAGCAAATACTTTTGCTGCATTTAATGGATTGAGAGGTGGTAATGTTCAAGCCTCAAATACATTATTAATAGTTTCAAACACAAATATACAAAATAATATAATTAATGTTGCTTCTAATTCTACTGTTAATTCAATTAGAACAACCGGATCATATATTGATATACGATCAACCAATGCTTTCGTAAATAATACCCTTTTACAAGTTTCAAGTAACGTACATATTAATAGCACATCAAGCAATGTTTCTATTAATTCAACTGCAGTTCATTTTACAGGTACTACATTAGATATAAATTCAACAACTGTTGATATGGATGGTACCACATTAACATCAGATTATGATAATATTACATTAACTGCAAATGATGTAACATTAAAATCAAATTCAACAATTTCAGCTATTGATATTAACAACGATGGTACAACCACTGACACAACTATAGCAGGAAACACACTTACAGTTGATTCAGACGAATCAACTTTTAATGCAAACGTAACATTTGGTTCAGCAAACGATGATACTATTTCATTTGTATCTGAAGTAGATACAGGCATTAACCCTATCTCTAACGCATTGTCGTTAGGTCTCTCTGACGCCCGTTGGAGCATTAATAGTAATACTGTAAATGTATCAAATACGCTGACAGTAACAGGTAATGCAGTATTTAATTCAGATGTAGATTTAGGTAATGCTAATTCAGACACTATTTCTATTAATGGTGAGATAGATACAAATATTGTACCAACTGCTAATGCTAAATCATTAGGATTATCAGACGCAAGATGGGATTTACAAGCAGAAGATATAAATGCTTCTAATACATTAACAGTTTCAGGTAATGCATCAATTACTGGTAATACAACAGTAACAGGAAAAATAGTTGGTTCAAATACAATAGCTATTACAGGTGCAGCCACTTTATCAAATACAATTTCAGTAACCGGTGCTGCAACATTAAGCAATACACTATCAGTTACTAATACAGCTACATTTAGCAATACAGTTACCATTACTGGAGCAGCTACATTAAGTAATACTATTGCTGTAACCAATACAGCTACATTCTCTAATACTATATCAGTAACAGGGTCTGCTTTATTAAGTAATACTGCTAATGTGGGTGGATTATTAAGAGCTAAAGCAGGATTAATTACTACAGGTGTAGCTAATGCAACATCAGGTATGAATGTTGGTGCTAATGTTAATATTAATACCACAACAATTGCAGTTGGTAATTCAACAGTTAATTCAACTATAACAAGTAGTGGTGCTGATTTAGATGGTATATTAACAGTTGCAGGCAATACAGCGTTAAACGGAGCTAATTTAGATGTATCAGGGCATACAGTTATTTCTTCAAATGTAGTTGTTGGTAACGTAGAAATAAATGCAGGACAAATAAGAGTTGGTAACTCAACAGTTAACGTAATAATTGACGATTCAGGAGATATTAATACTGACGGATCATTTACAGGTGTTGGTGGTACTTTCTCAGGTGGTATAAGTGCTACTCTTGCATCAACTTTTGCAAATACAGTTTCAGTAACAGGTGCTACAACCTTATCTAATACATTAAATGTTACTGGTAAATCTACATTAAGTACTGCAAATGTTTCAAGCACTTTACAGGTTAATGGTGCAGTTGATTTTAATAGCACTGCAGATTTTCAAGGTAATACTAATTTCCAAGATTCAATTACCGTAGCAGATAATTCAACATTTACTAAAACTCTTGCAGCAGGTAATACCACTGTTACTGGATTTATTAATGCTACAACAACAGGTCAATTTGGTGGTAAGTTAACTGTAGCAGGTAATACAGATATAACAGGTAATTTAACTGTTAACACAATTACATCTGCATTAAAACATACAGGTGCTACTGCAAACTTAGTATCAGGAGAATTATATATTACTGATACTGGAATGACCGCATCACCTAACACAACATTTAGTAATAATGTTACTATTGTCGGTGATTTAGAAGTACAAGGGACAACATCTCTTGCATCTAATAATGCATTATCATTAAACGTTGCAACGATGACAACTTTATCAGTTTCATCAAATGCTACTTTAGATGGACAAACTACTATTGGTGATGGTTCTGGTATTGAAAATTTATTTGTATATTCACCGGTAGGTAATTCTACAGTTGGTTTTATACCAAACGGTAATACAGTTCCATTAGGTAACACAACAAACAGATGGGTTATATCTGGTAATACATTAAATCTTTCAAGCACTTTAACTGTAACTGGTACATCATCTTTAACCGGGCTTGTTACATCTGGTGGTGGTATTAAACCTACAAGTAACGGACAAGCTTTAGGTGCTGTTAATGAAAGATATGTTGTTTATGGTCAAACAGGTAATTTTAGTGGCAACGTCGCATTTAGTGATAGTATAACTGTAGCTGATAATTCAACATTCAGTAAAACATTAGCAGCAGGTAACACCACTGTAACTGGTTTTGTAAATGCATCATCAACTATTCAAGTTGGAGGTGCAGCTGATTTTAATAGTACAGCTGATTTCCAAGGCAATGTGAATTTCCAAGATAGTATTACCGTATCAGATGCATCTACATTCAGTAGCTCAGCTAATGTTGTAGGTGATCTTTCTATACATTCAAGTCTAAAAGACGAAGGGGGTGCTGCATTCCAAGTTCTATACGCTAATGGAGTTGTTGCTTGGCCAGCACCGTAGGAGAATTAGGAAGTGAATCCACTTAAAATAGTTAAATCAGGAGGGCTTTATAGTAACGGTGTTCAAGTTACTACAAATGCTGATTTAGACTATTCAGTTAAAACTGTTCTCATAAACTTTGCAACCGAATCTGGTTCAGGCGATTACGTTGGTGATTTAAATATAGATTCATTAGGTACTTCAGTTGGCACATTTGAAGATAATTATGCTACTGCTGCTATTAATACCCACCCCTATGCAGGTTCAGTTAACACCGACACTTACACTTTTAAACAAAATGTTGCTACAGCATCAGAAACTTCATTAATAAAGCCTGGAGCTTTTTCTGGTAATGCTACAAATTTTCAATTAAGAGATCAAACTGATTCAGAAATAAACGATGTTATTGGTTTATGTTTGGATGATATAGCTAAAGCTAATTCAACAGCAGCTGGTACTGGATCATATTATGTTAGTATAAATGCTCCATCTATATCTGGTACATGGGTAGCCCAAGATTTATTTTATGATGAAGTTACAAACGCTGCTGGCGACGATTCATTAAAAACAACCTACAAATTATGGAGAAAAACTTCATATGATAATTCACCTACAGAAATATTACCTTTAAAGGTGGTAAGATCTAATCCTGTATTTGGATTAAGAGAAATGTCAACCGCTGACATACAAAGTTTAACTTCTAGATTAAGAAATAGAATAGTATCTACTGGTGTTGGTAAGTATGTTTTTCAAGCATCAGCACCTGGTTCAGGCACTTGGGTAGCCAGAGGATCAGCAACAGATAGAAACCCTCAAATACAAAATATTCAATACACTGGTACATATGCAGGTACATATGGTAGACAATTTGAAAGACAATTTACAAGACAGTTTAGTGCACAATATGAAAGAGGTCAATTTGCTAGACAATATATTACTCAATACACAAGAATTTATTCTGGACAATATGCTGTTAATTTTGCTAGAGCTTATTTAAGATCATTTGAAAGAGGTGTTGTGGGAACACAATACACTGGTAATGTGCAATATCAAAGAGTGTATAGTGGACAGTATGAAGGTCAATTTGAAAGGGGTCAATATTCTAGAATAATTACTGGACCCGATTATAACGGTCCTCTTTATTCAAGAATAATAGATGGTGGTACATTTGCTGGTACTCAATATACTAGACAAACACCATCAACCCAATATTCACCAGTCTATTATGGTAGTTATGATGGGGCACAATATGCTCAACAATTTACAAGAATATATTCTGCACAATATTCTGTACAATACACGAGATCACAATACACTAGAATATATTCAGCTCAATATACAAGAATATATTCAGCTCAATACGGTGTACAATATACAAGAATATATTCAGCTCAATATGGAAGAATATATTCAGCTCAATATGGTAGAACTTATTCAGCTCAATATGGTAGAACATATTCTACACAATATGCTAGTCAGTATGCCAGAGAATATCTTTTCGGTCCTTATTATAGACAATTTGCAACACAATATGAAAGAAATTTAGGTCCGTATGATTTTAATAGGGAAATAAGCGCGGCATATATTGCCGCGGCATACTCAGCTTTTACATATTTTGGTGCCCCAACAAAGACGCCTCCACCAGATGGTGCTGACCTTCAGTTTTATAGAGGCACTTATTACAGATTAGCTTATAATATCCAATATTCAGGTAATTTAAAATATGCAGGAGTATTATATACCGGTCCTGGGTACAATAGAGGATTTTTAAGAGGTGAGCAGTTTAGTGTTAATTATACTAGACTAGTTACAGGACCTCAATATTCAAGAGTAACACCAGGACCTAACTATGCTAGATCAACACCAGGTCCACAATACACTAGAATTACACCTGGACCACAATATGAAACACAATATGGTAGATCAACACCTGGACCAACATATGCAAGAGCAACTCCAGGGCCTGGTTATGATGCTCAATATACAAGGCAATTTTCTAGAATAACAACTGGTCCTCAATATACAAGAGCTCAATTTACAAGACAATTTGGCAGGGTTGTTACTGGTCCTCAATATACTAGAACCGTTCCTGGGCCTCAATATAATGAAAATTATACATTAATATATTCAGGTACTTATCAAAGACAATTTACTAGAATATTTACACAGCAGTATGCTGGCATATATACTAGACAGTTTACTAGAATAATAAACGGTCCTCAATATGCACCCCAGTTTACTAGAAATTTTATTGGAAATTATAGTGTTGAATTTTTAAGAGGTGAGCAATTTGCAAGACAGTTTACTAGAATAGTTACTGGACCTCAATATGATGGACAGTTTACTAGAGCACAATATGCTGGTCAATATGGTAGATTGGTGGTTGGAACTAATTATAGTGACGGTCAATACACTACTAATTATGATGGATCAAGAGATAATCAATACACTGGAGCAACAGTAACATCAAACTACACTTCAACCACAAAAACATTGTGGTTAAGAGTAGCATAAATATAAATATAAATTATTATTATAGAGGTATGTATTGGCAAATCCATTAAAAATAAAAGTATCAAGTGGTAATGCTGCTAACAGCACTAACTTTACTGGTCTTCAGGAAATGTCAAATGCTGAGATGGATTACATCTCTCATAAAATATTAGTTAAGTTTGCTACCGAAGCTAATTCAAGTCAATCATTTGTAGGTGATTTAAATACTATTAGTATAGGTTCATCCATTGGTAGTTTTGTAGATATAAGAAGAACTGAATCAATAGGTACACACCCTGCAGTTGGAACAACCAACTCTGTAACAACAACATTTTCACAAAATTTATCATCAGCATCAGAAACTGGTTTAGTTAGACCATTACAATACGATGTAGCCGGTTCAGTAGAACAGCAAAACGATACAGATTTAAACGCATCTATAATTGCATACACATTATCTAAAATAGCTAATACATCAAGCCGTGCAGTCGGTGAATATTATATTAGTTCTACAGCTCCAGTTGGTGGTACATGGTCGGTCATTACAACATTTACTGACACTTTAACTGCTTCTGATGGTGTTAATACAACTTATAATTTATATAGAAAAACATCAGATACAGCCCCAACCACTATTAGACCAATTAAATACGAGGCGTCTGGATCAACTGCAAAAATTATTCAGATGACAGATTCTGAATTAGAAACATTAACAGCCAGATTTAGAAATAGAATAGTAGCTACAGGAATTGGTACTTATAAATTTCAAGCTACAGCACCAGTTACTGGAACATGGCTACAAGTTTCTGATAATATTGTTGATCAACAAGCAGAGATAACTTCTGTTCAATACAGCACCCAATTTACTGGTAATTTTAGCAGATCATTTACTAGAATATATTCTGGACAATACGCAAGACAGTTCACTAGAATATTTTCTGGTAATTACTCAAGATCGTTTAATAGACAATTTACTGCACAATATACAGCACAATTTACTAGAATATTCTCGGCTGGTTATGGAAGATCTTTTACTAGACAGTATACAGGGCAATATGCTAGAACAACACCTGGACCCCAATACGAGAGAGGTCAATATGCTAGGTTAGTAACTGGACCTCAATATACTGTTAACTATGCTAGATCAACTCCTGGACCTCAATATGAGAGAGGTCAATACGCAAGATTAATAACTGGACCTCAATATACTGTTAACTATGCTAGGGCAACTCCTGGTCCTAATTATTCAGATGGTCAATACGCAAGATTAATAACTGGACCTCAATATACTGTTAACTATGCTAGATCAACACCTGGTCCTCAATATGAAAGGGGTCAATATGCTAGGTTAGTAACTGGACCTCAATATACTGTTAACTTTGCTAGAACAACCCCTGGTCCTGATTATACAAGAGGTCAATTTGCTAGATTAGTTACTGGTCCTAATTACGCTGCAAACTATGCTAGAACAACTCCTGGACCTGTTTATAGTGATGGTCAATATGCAAGAGCACGTCCTGGTCCAGCATATACGGTTAATTATGCTAGGGCAACTCCAGGTCCTAATTACAGCGATGGTCAATATAATAGAACACGACCAGGTCCATCATATACGGTTAATTATGCTAGGGCAACTCCAGGACCGGTTTATAGTGATGGTCAATATAATAGAACACGTCCTGGTCCAGCATATACGGTTAATTATGCTAGGGCAACTCCTGGTCCTAATTATTCTGATGGTCAATATACTAGGACAAGACCAGGACCTAATTATACCGTTAACTATGCTAGGGCAACTCCTG